GATTAGGATATTCCGCACCAAATCAATCCTTTGCTCAGAAGTGGCTACGTGAAACTAAGAACATTCATATATGTGTATATAACTGTGCTTGTGGATATGGATACGAAATATCTAAAGCTGACAATGGAACTCATATAGCCAGTTCTACTTATAAAGGAACAAATGACGGAGGGGAATGGGATACCTACGAGGAAGCACTTGAAGCCGGTATTTTTGAAGCTTTAAAACTTATATAAAACGGAATATTAAAGTATAAACAATGATGAAAGAAAAAAACAAATTAAAATTTATCAGTATACAGTCTAAAGTATCACCTGATACTGCTGCCCGAATAGACAGAATAGTGAAACGTTGTAACTTTGGATCAAGATATGAATTGATGCAGTATTTGCTATCTGCTTTTCTCAAATATGCAGATAAGGAAGGAGAGGAAGAAGAGGCAAATCCTGAGTTGTATGAATTTGCTAAGATATTCGAAGGTTTTGAAAATAAAAAAAATCGAATCATCACAACCAAGCCAGGAGGCAATAGAGCATTGAAAATGACAGATAGCATTAATATCTTTACTATGATCGGGCGCAAAGGATACATCTGCAAGAAGATTTCTATTGATGGTGAGGAAGTGCATACAACAGCAAACAATGAACGTGCTCTAGTTACTGTTATTCGGAAATTATTCCCACAATTGGCTACCGAAATAGATAATATCGGTAGTAATATAGGAGAGAGTAGTTTCGTGAAAATAATACAAGAATTGGTTGAACAGAGTAAAAGCAAATGCAATGATAACATTGTCAGAGAGATAACAGTGGAATTTGAATCTGTAAAGCAATCAACTGAATATGGGAATATTCCCAAGAGATCGAGGAAACAAACAATTATATAAGTTATGAGTAAAGATGCGAATTACAACAAACTGATCCAGGCAAAGCAATGGAAGATACTTAGAAAGAAAAAATTGACTGTTGATCCATTGTGTGAAGATTGTTTGCATAATGGATTAATAGAACCGGCCACAGAAGTACATCATGTTTTCCCTGTTGAAAATGCAACCAATGATATAGAGATGGCGCGGTTGATGTATGACTATAACAATTTGCGCTCTCTTTGTCACGATTGCCATCAGTTAGAGCATGTGAGACTAAGGTCAAGGAGCAAGGAGTATGTACGAGAGAATGCAGTAAGGAATGCTGAGAGGTTCAAAGAACGTTATTTTTAATGTTTTTTAAAATGTTAAATCTGTTAACAAATTGAGGGGGAGGGGTGTTTTTTTTTGAGTCAAAATTACTCAAATCCACTGCCTCTAAAGAGAGAGATTTTTCGGTTTCAAAAAAACGCCGTGGGGGTAAAGTTGGAGGGTGTTATCTTTATACCCATAAACAGAAAAAGTAGGTAGTATTAAAATATTTAACACATGGAAAAAGGAGATGACAATGAGAAGCTGATAAGCAAGAAGATTGAGAATATAAAAACTCATGTAAGAAGAGTGTTGAAAGAACATGAAATGTATTCTTCCGAAATGAGTTATCAGATTGAGCTTCTTGCGTCGGATTTACTTGTATTCCGAAAGATTCGTGACGAAGTCCTGAAGGAAGAACAGACTCCGACGGTTACGGAGAAGAGCCGGGAGGGAGAAGACAGGATACGGGAAAATCCGATTTATAATCTGATGGCTAAGTTTGCCGACCGTCTTCGAAAAGACTTGAGATCATTGATGATGAATAAGGAGCTTGCACCTACCGAGTCAAAAGGTGACGAAGGTAACGATGCTCTAACCCAACTAATGGATAGCTTGAAAGAAGAATAAGAGAGAATGAGTGATGTTTCGACGAAAGAGTATAAACAACAAAGGGTTGATGAGCTGCTGGCAATAGAGATTGAAAGATTCCAGCTTGACGCCATAGATATGCGCCTTTGGTCGTACATTTCGCAAGTGAGAAATGAACCGGAAAAACACAACCTTTATGAGATTCTCGCTATTTTAAAGTTTCTCCGGTTGATGGATACTTATGTGTTCCGTCCATCAAAAGTAAAAAAGTTCACGAAACTGTATGAAAGCCTCAAATTCTCCGGTATGGATGGCAGGCGATGCTATAAGTTAACTCCTATACAGTATTTCCAGTTTGCTTCCATTCTGGGATTTTACAAATGGGAAGACGTAGGGAAAGCTGAAGGAATGCCTGATGAGGAGAAAAAGACAAAGAAGATAATGGACGGGCGCAGGTATGAGTTGAGGCGTTTGGTTCGTGAGGCTATTCTATTCGTACCCCGAAAGTTCTCAAAAACTACGAGTACCGCTTCTCTGGCGGTGAATGAGATGTTGTTTGGTGACACGAATGCGCAGGCGTATACGGCTGCAAACAGTTACAAACAAGCTAAGATATGTTTTGAAGAGATCAGTAAGATTGTAAAACAGCTTGATCCCGGAAAGAAATACTTTAAAGCTACCAGGGAAACGCTTCATTGGAAACCTAATAAGTTCGGAAGAGAGTCGTTTGTCGAATGCCTTACGGGAGGAGGTGATACAAAGGACGGTCTGAATGCCTCACTGGTTATATTCGACGAATACGCGCAGGCAAAATATGTGCGCGACCACTCCGATGGTGCAGAATTATTGCAGGTGCTTACTTCCTCAATGGGTGTTCGCCGGGAGCCATTAACGGTCATTATTACAACGGCCAGCCGTGTAGAAGATGGCCCTTTCACCATTGAACTGGAAAATGCAAAAAAAGTATTAGAAGGAGAATATGATGATGACAGCCAGTTTGCTTCTATCTTTCAGCCGGATGCTTGGGAGATGACGGATGAGGCTATGGGAAATCCCGAAATATGGCGAAAATGTAACCCACATATCGGTGTAACAGTACAAGAAGGATATTATAAGCAGAGATGGGATAAGGCTCAACGCGATGTGGAGGCTATGATTGAGTTTAAAACCAAGCTTTTAAATATCTTTGTTTCAGGAGGTGTAAAGAATTGGATACCGCAGACGTTGGCCAGGTCATTAATGACAGATTTTGATATTGAGAATATACAGGGACGTCCTGAAACGATGGCCGCTATGGACTTGTCTGTAAGTGATGACTTTTCTGTGGTCGTTTATAATATATACAGTCGGGCGCAACGGAAGTTCTACCTATGGACGGACTGCTATATCCCTGAAGAAACATTGGAGAATCATCCGAACAAGGAGCTTTATAAGTATTGGAGAGATGGAGGATATTTAAAAGTGTGTCCTGGTGCTGTAATCAGTGAAACTATGATTGTGGAAGATATCCTACGGAGAAATAAAAAGCTTTTGATTTGTCAGATAGGCTATGATGCTTATAAGTCGCAGGAAGTGGTGAATGCCTTGGCGTCTGCCATTGCTTCAACCGGGACATTGCCGGGGAACATCCTGCGTGCGGTCCCGCAAACATATGGAGCTTTTACGTCTCCTGTGGAAACGTTTGAAATGGCTGCAAAAAGCAGACCTCCCAAAGTTGCATTGGCAAATAATCCGATTTTGCCGTATTGTTTCGGAAACTGCTATCTGGATGAGGATAGAATGTGCAATAAAAAGCCTTTAAAGAGAAAGGAAAATCTAAAAATAGACGCTGCGATAGCTTCTCTTATGACTTTTTGGCTATACAATAACTATGAACATTGATTAAAGTCACAATCTGAAAGTACCCAAAAACGGATTTTTGCAGGGGTAATAGAGGCATAAGAGAAAAACATAAAATATGCCTTTGGGAATAAGAATGAATCATTTTTTTAGTAATCTATTCAAGCGGGAGGCATCGCCGGCTACTGGATTGACCGCCAATAAAAACGCAGATAGTGGTGGTTACAGGCAGAATATAGTATATGTTAACAATAGCGAAACCGCCATGAAAATAGCGGCGGTATATCGCGCGGTTAACCTGATTTCGTCATCTGCCGCCGTGTTGACGCTGCAATACAAGCGTCTTGATCGTGCCAAGGGATACTTCAAACTACATAACACCGGGGATGGCGCGGTAATAAACTATCTGTTGAGTGTTAAGCCTAATGGCCGGATGAATTCGTACACCTTGATTAAAAACATGGTATCTATTGTTTTGTTGCAAGGTAACGCTTATATATATCCTGTCAAAAACAGGCGTGGAGTTCCTGAAGAATTTATTTTGTGCACTCCCGGTTCTGTTACTTATGATGTTTATTCGAATACATACACTATAGCAGATATGGTAAATGGCATTTCGAAGACTGTGGATGCCAGCGAAATCCTGCATTTTAAGAATGTATGCCGTGACGGCGGTTATGTCGGTATATCAACAATCCGTTATGCCGCCTTAACGCTTGGCATTGCGGCTACGGCGGACAATGAGACGCTTAAGCGGTTTGCAACAGGCGGACGGTTCAAGGCTATTCTGCAAAATAATCAGTCTGTGAAGGGATTTGGCGAATATCAGGATAAACAGATGGAAGGGATGGGCGAGGATTTGCAGGAATCGCTTAATCGTGGTGATGATATTTTGAGTGTGCGCGGCGATGGGACGCTCACGCCTATAAGCATGAGTTCCAGTGATATGCAATTTCTTGAAAACCGAAAATTTACAATCAGGGAAATTGCCCGTTTTTTCAATGTGCCACCTTCAAAGCTGATGGATGATAGTAACGCTAATTACAAAAGCGTGGAGGTTAGTAATATTGCTTTCTATGCTGAGGCTTTGCAGCCAATAGTTACCGAAATAGAACGGGAATTTGCTGCTAAAATGCTGAATATAAATACTTATCAGGATTATAAATACAAGTTTGATTTAAAGAGTCTTTATGCGCTTGATCTTGACAGTAAGGCGAAGTGGGATAAATCCCGTCTGGATAATGGGCAGGCCAGTGTAAACGATCTTCGCCGGGAAGATGACAAGGAGCCGGTAGAGAAAGGCGATGTTGTCTATCTGAGTGTCAACTTGGCTGAATTGGGCAGTTCCAAACTGAGTGGGGATGCCACAGGAAAGGGGAATGATAAAACTGTAGGAGAAACAACGAAAAAGGAGGATAAGGATGAATAACGGTTTAAGAATAGTCACTATCGATGAATTGAAGGCTCAAATGCGCGTTGATTTTGAAGATGAGGATGAAATCATTGTTTTGTATGGCAGTGCTGCGGAAGACTCTATAATTGGCGGGACGGCAAGAAGCCTTGAAGAACTTAATAGAATGGGATATAGGGAAAAAACCGGACTGGATGCTGAGGAATTACCGGAGGGGAATTGGTTCCCGGATAGATTGAAATTGGCAATACTGATCCTTGCAGCGCATAGTTACCGGAATAGAGAGCCGGTTGCCGCCATTGCGCAAAATGCGGTACCATATTCCTTGGATGTTTTCTGCAAACCATACCGTAAGTTAACAGACAGGGAGGTGTAGTATGTTGCGTGCTGGAAATTTGACGGAGAGGGTGAGTATTCTGGTTCCTATTGTAGAGAGGGATAAATTCAACTATCAGAATGCCGTGTATGTAAATAAAAAGACAGTGTGGGCAAATATAACCTACCAAAAGGGAGCACAGGCATTAACTGCCGGTGAGGTCTGGATGACGAAAAGTGTTAGCGTCATGATGCGAAACAATGATATTGTCAACGACCGTTGCCGCTTGGGCTGGGATGGAAAGACATACAGGATAGAAAGTTTTAACAGGAGTAAGGCGGATGGAAGTATTGCTATTGTCGCATCGGTTGTTGATGAGACTAATGACGTTGAGGAGGTCGGGTAACCTAAAACGCCTCAATAAAAGTTATACAGAGGCCTTAAAGTTGACTGACTGCTAAGGGAGACTAACATAGCAATGATAATAAGGGAGTGATGAAAGAAAACAAGAGAGAAATTAGAAGCATGGCAGGAGGCCAGTTTCAACCGCGCCTCCGTGAAGCTACGGGTGAGAATGAAAGCGGTCGTATTATCGAAGGATATGCGATAGTTTTTGGCGTAGAGAGTCGGATGCTTGTGGATTATTGGGAAGATTACCGTGAAATAATAGAGCCGGGGGCGATTACTGAGGCTGATTTGGCAGCTATGGATATAAAGATGACCATTTGGCACAACCGTGAGAGACTTCTTGCTAGAAGCAATAAGGGAGTCGGCACTTTGAAGCTTTCTGTTGATGAGGTGGGTGTAAAGTATGAATTTGAGGCACCGGACACGCCGGATGGAAATACCGCTTTGGTTCTTGTTAAACGGGGCGATTTGTCAGGAAGTTCTTTCACTTTTTGGAGTGATGAGACAAGCAGTGTCCGGTATACCAAAGATGATGAAGGGGTTTTGTTGCGGCACGTGAAACGTATTGATATGGTTTATGAGATGACGCTTGCCAGTGATCCGGCTTATGTGCAGACAAATGTAACAGCCAGGGAAATAGAGCAAGCCGGCATTCACATAAAAACGGATAAAGTGCCAGATATGGAAGATATCAAAAGGCGTGAAGCCGAAATATATAGAGTGAGGGAAATAAGTAAGAAACGTTTTTTTAATTAAAATTTGGATATGAGCAAAGGAAAAGAAGTAAGTGTACGCCAGTACATCGACCGGAGAGAAGAGATTGTGATCCGTATGAACGAGATTGCAGACAAGGCAGAATCGGAACAAAAACGCGAGTTTACTGCGGAAGAAAAGGATGAGCTGAAGACGCTTGAACGTGAAATGAATGTGCTGGATGTGCGTATTGCGAGCGCGGAAAAGACCGGCTATGTGAAAGTAACCGCACGTGAGGCGGCTTTTGATATGTTTTTAAGAGAGCATTTGAAAGCTCCTTCATCACATAAGTTGCAGCGTGAGTTTACCGGCATTACGACTACAGGGGCTGACCCTATGATTCCTCTGACTATCAATGATATCATCAAGCCGCTTGAGGAGGGGTTGATTTTGGGGAAAGTGGGTTTGCCTCTGATGACAGGCCTTTCCGGTGATTACGTTTGGCCGACCGTTGGTTCTATTGAGGCGGAAGTAGCCGGTGAGGCTGTGGCTCTAAGTGATAAGAATATTGATTTCGGAAAAATCAAGCCAGAGCCGCAACGTGTGGGCGTGACTATTAAGATCACAAGCCAGACTATCAATCAGACTGATGGAGTGGCTTACGAGGTGGTAAGACAACAGTTGCCTCAGGCTGTGGTACGCGTATTGAACAAACTGATGTTTGGTACGGATACGACTGTTACGCATAAGCTTGTGGGACCATTCCATGCTATTGCAAAAACATCGGCTGTTGCAATTAGTACGCTTACCACCAAGGCAAAGCGTAAAGCTGCTAAATATATCCAGTTTGTCGGGGAATTGCCTACTTACAAGGAATTGATTCTTATGAAAAGCATTCCCTTGTTGAAAGGTGTAGAAGCCAGTGCGATGGCTTATGTAATGGATGAATACACAAAGGGAGAGCTGGAAGCAACACCACGCGATCCGGGAAGTGGCCGAATGGTTGTGGAAAATGGAGCGATCAACGGAATTCCGGTATTCTGTACAAATTACATCAATGATGATACCAACACATTCGTAGGTTTCGGGTGTTGGGGGTACGAGCCTTTGCAGCAGTTTGGGGAACAACGTTTCATTATTGATCCGTACACCGGCGCAACAAGTGATGTTGTAAGATTGACGCTAAACGGAGACTGGTCCATGACCACATTACGGGGAGAGGCGTTTGTTCTTGGTAAATGTACGGTAGCAGGTGAATAAGGCTTTGTTGTTCATAATATAGGTTTAAATTTGGTAGGGGCGGGGGCTTTTGGGTCTCCGCTTTTTCTTTAAAAGTAAAATATATGGCAGACGTTATTACCCGGTTGTTGATGGACTCGTCGAATTACACGAGTGGCATTGAAAAGGCTCAGAAAAGCCTTGATAAGTATATGGATAAGAACATGAACCTTGGGAATGTGGTTGGCAATGTAACCAAGGTTATAGGAAAGTTTGCTGTTGGTATCGGTGTTGCAGCGACAGCAGGAGAGGCTTTTAATAAGATAATGGGTTCCAGCCAAAAGTTGGGTGATAAGATGACGGAAACTATTGAGGCGGCAAAAGCCAGCGTCGACCAGTTCTTTTATTCGTTGGGAGCCGGTGAATTCAGTACCTTCCTTAGAGGGTTGGATGAGATTATAGCTAAATCAAAAAAGGCACAGCAGGCTTTGGATCAGTTGGGTAATACTCAGATATCTCATGGCTATTTTAGTGCGAAAAACGAAGCGGATATAGCTAAAGCGCAAACCCTGGCAAAAAACAAGTTTGCACCTTTGGACGAAAGGGAACGGGCTTTTAAAGAATGGCAGTCCGGGATAAAGTCTCAACAGGAAATTAATAAGACCTTGCAACATGATCTTGTAAATGCCATCGTAACATCCGTTGAAAAGGAAATAGGTGCCGATAAAATAAAGGTGTCAATGCAAGATGTTGAGATGGCATTGAGAATAGACGTTACTAATCCGTATAAGCGGGAAGAATTGAAAAATCAGTTTGCTGCTGATTATGAGGCTTATCGTAAAGCAGCAGAGAAATCCAGTCATTTATACCAGAATTTTGATAAGAATGGTAATGTCATGTTGGAAGGGGGAAGAGGATATGAACGTCGAATTGCTACTGATGAGGAAAGAGAGAAGGCACAGAAGGAGCTTACCAGGAAATATAGGGAAGCTATTGTTGTTAATGCCATGCTTAACAAATACTCAGACGAACAGCTACAGGGAATAGCTGAGATGGGAGAGAAGTATATAAATTTGAATAAAGCCATAGATGGCTTGGTGAGGGAATTCAATGAAACGGCTAACGAATATAATAATGCTAATAAGAATATAAAAGGCTTTAATCCTGTAAGCAGTCTGGAAGGATATAAAGTGTACAGTGGAAGTACAGTAACAGGAGGTGGGGGAAGTGGGAAAAAGGAGAAATTACCTTCCGGTCCGAGTTTTGTTGAAATCGACCAGATGATAAAGCTCTCTATTGATCGAATGGCTGATAATCCGTTGGATCAGGAAATATTGGATGCGATAGCCAAGAAAAAGCAATTGCCTGTACTTATGCAGCCTGTACAGATGTTGATGCAGATGAATGAAGAGGAGGAAAGTAATATAGATGGTGATGAGGTTGTAGAAGCATTGAAGCGAAGAATGGAGATGTACGATATTGCTCAGGCTAAAATACAAGAATATACAAACATGTTGGACTATGCTACTGATGAAGAAAAAATAAAGATACTGGAAAATATTGAACTTTGGAAAAGTATAGCAGGAGAAATTAAAAAGACCAAGCAGGAAGGACAAAATCTTACAGATATATCTAGTGCGCTTGGAACGATGGGAAGTGCCTTGCAAGGAACGGGAAATGAATGGTTAGCCTTTATTGGGCAAACTGCTTCTGCATCGGCTGCTCTGTTGCAAGTAGTACAATCACTTACTGTTGCTAAGGGAGCAGAAGCTATTGCTGAGCAAGCTGGCAAAACGTGGCCTATGAATCTAATTGCAATTGCTAGTACTATGGCTGCAATGACAAGTGCTATAGCTAGTGTTAAAGGTATGAGTAGTTTCGCCGAAGGTGGTATTGTTGGAGGAACAAACTATCAGGATGGTATAACAGCACGTGTTTCGTCCGGTGAAATGTTCATCAACGAGGCTGACCAAAAACGTCTCTATGATGCCATCCATACCGGCAACTTTGGTGGTGGCGGTGGCGGAAGAACGATTATCACTGGTGAACAGATTGTCACGGTGGTAAACAATTTCGGCAAGCGTACGGGAAAGGGTACCATATTAAAAGGATAGGTTATGGCAGTAGGATATAAGGTAAAAACCCCATTGGTAGAAACTGATGCTACCGGAGTATTCGGATTGATAAAGCGTCTGAATTACAATGAAATATTAAAGAGAAAAGATGTCAAAAAAGCAATAAGGAAGAGTCTTACTCCTGCTCGTAAGACTGTGCAGCAGGCTTTTAAGTTTTCAGTCAGAAGTGATCCGCGCAAAGCCTACCTGGGTGTGAAAATGGTGGTATATAGGAAAGGAAATGGTGGAAATATCTCTCTATTGAACCAACGCAGTACCGGAAGGGTGACATCTTTCACTCGTACAAAAGGCGGTGTAAGTGGCATAACGCGGAAACGGGACAGAAGTAAGCGCACGCAGCAGATAGATTCTTATCAGGGGCGCGACCGTGCTTTTATCCTTCGTTTTATCAATAAGGGAACCGGCGAGAGAACGGCATTCACGAGAACCCGCAGTACAAACGGTAAAGTGGCAAGTCGTGGAGCATTGCGCGGTACCGGTTTTTTTTCCGTATCTGATGCCGCCGTGGGGCAGTCCGCACAGACATTAGCCCGGGAACTGGAACAAATGATATTGGAAGTAAGCAAGGAAAAGTAACCCATTTCAGATAAACATAGGTTTATAAAAAAGGTTATGAGTTTATTGGTAGGATATCATATTAAGGAAGTTCTGACACACGACACTTTTCTTACGGAAGATGTGGATAATCGGATTTATCCACTGGTGATCCCGCAAGGTGCGCCGGCTTATCCGTTTATTGTATTCCGAAGTGACGGGATATCAACCGACGGGACAAAGGATGGGAATGCCGAAGATAGTGTGAATGCTTCGGTAATAGTAATAGCTAAAGAGTATATGAAAGCTATTCAACTGGCTAACAAAGTCAGGTATGATCTGGAAGGAGTGACATCGGTATATGATGATTTTCAGGTAAACGATTGTGTGGTTACAGGCAGTTATGAGGAGTTTCTTTTGGATATAGACGCTGTAGCCGTTACAATCAATTTTAATCTCAGGACATTGGACTATTAATTAAATATTTAGATATATGGGAAAAGCAAAAACTTTGAATGGAAAAGACCTGATGCTGTGGATTGACGGCAAGGTCATAGCATTATCAACAAGCTGCAAGATAAATCTTGTAGCCAATACCACTGACAGCGCAACAAAGGATGATGGATTTTGGGATGCATCCGAAATCGGAAGTATGTCGTGGAGTGCGACTAATGAATCGGTTGATAGTGCGGACAAGGATCGGGCAAATGATTACGTGTACGACCAGTTGTTTGACTTGTTTACAGCAGGTCAGCCGGTAGACATCACCGTTGGAATTCCAACCAATAAAGATGATAAGGGTGTACCGGAAGCCGGATGGACCGCGCCGATTAAAGGAACGTTCTATTCCGGTAAAGCTCAGATTACTGCTCTTGATCGTGACGGTACCAAAGGAAACAATGCGAGCGTATCGGTATCCCTTACCGGTTATGGGGCTTTGGTTAAAAAAGAGGTAGCGGAATGACAGTAAGAATTAAAGATAGGGAATATGATTTCTCGTTTGATAGTATATGGGGACCAATATACACTTACGAGGAAATTGCAGGAAGGAAACTGCCTTTCGATCCGCAGAAGACTATATGCAGGCATATCCTGTTTTACTGTATTCTGCTTCGCTGCAACAAGGATTTTACATTGCCTCTGGATGACTTTATGAAAGCCCTTGATAATCTGTCATTGCTCCGCCAGATGGCAGATTACTACAACTCGCGTATGGAGGTGCTGACTGCCAGTGATGAGGATAAGGTGGATCATGAAGATGGTGGTGATAAAAAAAAAGACTGAGTGTACGCGAGTTGTATCAATTAATAGTCGGGGAGGGCGGGTGTTCACCCGACTATTTTTTGAACAGGATGAGCCTTGCGGAAACAAGGGATTACATAGCTGGGTTAAATAGACGCTATCGCCAGGACTGGGAAAGGACAAGGCTCACGGCACAGGTGTTCCACAAAGTCCAGACAGGTAAGGACCTGGAATTAGATTTCCCTTGGGAGGTAGAGGAGAAGCCACAACCGACAGAAGAGGAACTGGATATGTTGAGGGAGAAGGCTAAAAACATGGAACGGATAATGAATAAGGAAAATGGCAAGAAATGTAAAGTGGAAAGTTAATTTCAAAACAATCAATGATCGTGATGCCGAAGTGCTGATATACGAAGAAGGATGGAGTGGAGAAATTACAGAGATTGAACCTGCGGAGAATGCTATTTCTACGGAAGAAGATAACGATGAAGAGATTATGAAACCTGTACGCACATGGACAGGTTATCTTCGGGTTATTGACAATGGCGATTTGGAAGGATTAATGCCGACGGATAACCATCAACATTATGTTGAGCTACTGATTGACAATGTTTTGAAATGGTGCGGCTATATGCAAGCAGATACATTTAGCGAGGATTGGGACATAGCACCATTAACTGTAGAGTTTCCGTTAATATCTCCTATCGGAGTGCTTGATTCTGTTTATTTAGATCAAACAAAAGATATGGGGTTAGTCTCGTTAGGAGAGCTTATTTTAGAATGTCTAACAGCTACAAATGTAACCTATGAAAAAATTTATTTTCCTAAAGAAGTGTGGTATAGTATAGAAGAAGATATTTATACCGCTTTCAGTGTAAAAATATCACGAGCTAATTTTTTTTCAGTGAATAATAGCATAAATAGGGAAAGTGATGATTGGCAAAGATATAATGCTGATACTTGTCTCTCTTTCTTAGAGGAGTTTTGTAAGTTTTGGGGATGGACTTTACATGAAAGAGGATACGATTTGTATTTTATAGGAAGAGCTGAAGATTATTATAGCATACATTTTGATGATCTGAAAAACTTAGCTTCCGGTGTAGAAGGAGAAGCAGACTTAATAAGTTGTTCGTTTAAGAAAATAGAAGATTTGGAATTGGCCGGAGATGGACACAAAAAAAGTATAATACAAGGATATGGAAAATTTATAGTCCAAGCAGATATTAATAAAGTTACAGATGTAGTTCCTTCAATTAATAAGAAGGATATGGAATATATTCAAAACATTCGAACGGTTTATAATGACTATTATGGTCGCATATTAAAATACGAACAAACGAGATTGTATGCGAATAAGGATAGATTTAATTTGGTTGAATTCAAGAGTTATTCGGTAACTGAGTTTGATTACGGAGTACCGGTAGAGTGGTATGATGCTACTGATGAACTATCACCTGTAGAACGTCTTGGAGCTATTGGTGCTGAATTTGTGGAGTATGATAGATTTACACCAGAAGAAAGAGCAAAAAAGAGAAACTATAATTATAAAGATGCTGTAGGTATTCAAATTAGAACACTTTATCAATATCAACCAACACCTGAACAGGCACAAGATATGGTGATATTACGGGCTAGGGGTCAAAAGGAGGTTTATTATGATAAAGGTGCTTTTGTGATTAGTGCTTCTGCATTTGGTACAAGTTTTCCTGAAAGGCCGAATGAAAATGAAGTTTATGAGAATAATGGCAAGGGAACACTTGATTTTAGGTTTAGGGTAGGAAAGGATTATTGGAATGGCAATGAGTGGACTGAAAAAAGCGTTTGGTTTAGTGTGGCAATAGGAAATGATGATGATGATTCTGATACAGGAACAGGTAAGATAAAGAGTACTAAGACCTTGGATATGCCATATAATGGAGCAGATGGATATATTATGATAATAAATAAGATGTTAAGCGGAGAGGCTGTAATGGAAATTAGAGCTTCAAGCGAAAACACAAGGCATGACAGATTATATATGAATAATTTGAAAGTGGAATATTATAAAGATGATACTGTCACAGTAGATGATAGGGATACAAATTATTACTATGGTCGTGTAAATGAGAACTTTCCAGAAACATTTGAATGGAGTCTAAAAATAGCAAGTGATAATAATAATGAAGCAGCATATAATACATTGTCTGGTAAGAATGGAAGTGTAGGAACGCTTTATTTTATTGAAGATGATAAAGAAATGTTTGCAGAAGAGTATTTATTGAGTAACCTAAAACGCCTATACGGACGAATTACAGAAAAGTTGACTTTGCAGGTTGAAAGAAATGAGGGTTTTTCTCCTCTCATAAAATTGACAAATGGAGAAAATACCTATAAGTTATTATCTGAAAGTATTAACTGGGCAGAGGAAACGGAAGAAATAATGATTGAAAATATACCGATATGAAGTTGAAGGGAAACGATTTAATTGTATTCTTTGACCAGAATGGCGCATGGAAGACACTTGCCTATGCTACCACGTGTGAGATAGATATTCAGGCAGGAACAATCAATGTCGGGAGTCCTAATACTGGTAAATGGGAAATGAAAAAAAAAAGAAGGATGAGCTGGCGAGTAAGATGCGGTCATTTATTGAGTGATACAGCACAGGATATCAATTTTTTTAAATTATTGACAAACAACATTCCGGTCATGGTAAATATGGCCTCTGTTCTTCCTCATTTGAATCCTATATTTCCCAATGATTATGTTCCCGATAGAAGGATATCAGTAAAAGGATACGCCTTGTTAACAAGGGTGACAATTACCGGACGAAGGGGGGATGCGTGTACTTTATCTTTAGAACTTGACGGATGTGGAGAATTGAATATGTACACTTCCGGTTGGATATTGGATTATGGTCATTGGAATATGTCTGGCTGTTGGTATGATGATGGAGTATGGAATTTTAATTAGAATATTATGGCCGAGATTAAAAAAATAGAAGAAGGGATGACAGGCAAGCAAGTTGCCGACCTGCTGGATGATAATTTTAAAGCACTTAATGAAGATATATCTTCCGGTTCCGGAATGACAGTAGACTCTTCGCTCTCACTGAACAGTGCCAATCCTGTAGAAAATAAAGTGATAACGGAGGAGCTTCAAATGCTTCAAAGCAAGATAGACGGTATATCTATTGTTGATAACCCGTTCATTGGTTATTTTGATTCGGCAGGTAAGCTGCCTGCACGGACGGAACCGGCTTGGGCTTTGGCAGGAGATTTGGCAACAGCAAAACCGTATGCTTATTATGTTGCTGGCAATATACCTATTGGGTATGTTGCCGGATGGAATGACCTTAGCGCGACACTTGGCACGTATGACTTCACGGAGTTGGCTAACTATGTGTCTAAAAATGAAATGTTCAATGTCATACGTGGCAAGAACCTTTGTAATCCGGAAGATTTAAAAGCGGGAGTATATCTTAATTCTTCCGGTGGCACACAAAATGGGGATTCTTATGCCGTAACGGGGTTTATTCCTATCAACGAAGGTGAGACATTGTGTTGCAATAGAACTATATCTTCTGTAGCTTGCAATGTCCTTTATGCTGCCGATAAAACCACTGTAATAGCTGCCTTTCAAAATTCAGCTTCCCAGATATTGACATGGCAGGAAGGTGCTTCGTTTGCGAGGTTCTCTATTCAGAACAATTTGAGCAATGTACAGGTAGAAGTAGGCAATTCGCCTACTTCTTATGAAGAATATGTGGCACCAAAGAATATTGTAAAAGAAGAGCTATTGCCTGATGTTACGACTGAGAAGATTACGGATGGTGCTGTTACAGAAGATAAGGTATCATTTATCCGGGAGGTTATGGGTAAAAATCGCTGCAATCCTGCGGATGTAAAAGACAATGTATATCTGAACCAATGGGGACAGCTTGCTTCCAATTCTTCTTACGCTGTAACGGGTTTTATCCCAATCAACGAAGGTGAGACATTGTGTTGTAATGGAACAAACACAAACAATTCTTACAACCTCCTTTATGCTTCCGATAAAACCAAAGTAATAGCTGCTGTACAAAACTCTACGAGTAAAATTCTTACATGGCAGGAAGGTGCCGCATTTGCAAGGTTCAGCATAGACAAAGTATTTTTTTCCTCACTTGATAACATACAGGTAGAGGAAGGCACCGCTTCAACAACATACGAACCTTACGCTGTATCAAAAAAAATAAATAAGTCTCTTATTCCTGATAATGCAACTGATATTGAATTACCGGATAGTATTGTTACCACTTCTAAGATAGCTGACAGTGCAGTAACGGAAGAGAAAAGTGTTTTTTTTGAACCTTCGGACAATCTGTTAAATCCTAACGATCCGGATTATAAATCTGGTTATTACGTCAATTATGTATATGGAACGATCGTTGCAAATCCTTCTTATGATGCCAGTGGATTCATTGCTGTAGTAGCTGGAGAAAATTATACTATCAGTCATAGTATATATAACGCTTGGTATGATCTTTCAAAGAAATTTATATCGGGAATAAATAATCATCCCGGTGGTCTACAGACTGTTCTGGCTCCTGAAAATGCGGTATACATCCGGGTGTCTATCCCGATCAATGATAAGGACTCCTTTATGGTAAATAAAGGAAATTCATTGTTGCCATATGTACCATATGGGAATAAATTGAAAGAGAAATATATTCCAGACTCTTTGATTGCAGATAGCTTCGTTAACAAAATATGTCTGCCAAGCAAATTATATATGCTGGACGGAGTGCAGAATGACTTGTTTGTTGAAGCATTTACAAAAAGATACCGTCCATATATGGAAGATGTCAGATTCTCAGGGACAGCTACCTATCAGAGAAGATTGAAAAGAGTGGCAAGCATCAAGAATCCAGTGGAGGGAAAAACCGTTATAGCATCATTGATTGAGCGTATAAATTTTACGGAGGTTGACAAACAGATTTCCACATTGGTAGTGTCCATTCCTTCGGCCGGTGACGGGGAAATAGCTGTACAGATAATCGGAGACAGCATTACCAATGGAGCATTCTTCGGAAATGCGCTTATTACAAATAATTATGTGCCTGGAATAAATCTTATAGGCCTTCGTGATTCTCTTGGATATTCAGGATATTACGACGAAGGCCGTGGAGGTTGGACACTCGCACGGTATTTCCGTGTGTCAACAGGTAGGACGGAGGCCTATAACGGTTTTTGGCAACCGGAAGGAAATTTCCGTTACTATGGTGATACGGCCTTCTGGAAATTGGCAAATGATATACGCAAGAACACATCGGGCAACTGGACTTTTGATGAGAGCTACAATGCGGGACGTTTCCAGACTCAATCCATCAAATTTGATGACAATACAGGATTGAAATTAAACCCTGCATCAGGAGATATAATGTATGACAATGCCAACAGTAAGTATATATTATATAATGGCAGTTCTTGGATTGATACTACTTATGATACTTATACATGGGGATTCAATTACGCTAAATACCTTTCGGCATGGGGATTGACGCCACCTTCTATTTGTGCCGAGTTTCTTGGAGTAAATGATTTCATGAACTCCGAAAACCCCGATAAAATAGATTTTAGCACATGGGATGCAAATCTGGAAACTATGATTGCTTCTTACAAGGAAGCTGTTCCGGATGGTAAATTTGTTGTTATGCTGCCATTATCTACAATGGGTACGGAAGATAATGATAGTGGTTTGTACAACATCAAAAAGAGTGCAGCTATGTGGACTGCCCGCAAACATATCATTGATACTTTTGATAAACGTGAGTCAGAAAGTATTTATATACTTGATATAGCCATTACTTGTGATAATGAATATGGCTACAACATGGTAAACGATGAAGAGATAACCAAGCCTTATGCGGGTTATAGTGGTGGATATAGATATAATGTCCAGACTGGCAATCCGCACCCGTATGCTGCCTATCCTACAATGGGAATTCCTTTGGCTGCATTCATCCAAAAATACAGGTAAGATGGGATGCTTAAATGTACATACAGAAAGAATTGGTGAAGGAATTAAGGTTTCTTGTCATCGTGTCGGTGAAGGTTTAAAAGTATCTTGCGGATTGGTCTGCTCGGTCAATGCCGCGAGAATATTTAAAGTCGAGCCGAAGCATATATTCCTGATGGAGGAAAACGGATATACAGAAGAAGTGTGCGTCATCTCCAATGTGGAATGGCATATAGATAATAACTAATTGTTCAACTAAAAAGAAAATAATTATGGCTAAACCTAATTGGTTAAATGTCAGCCCGGCATCGGGCAGTGGAAACGGTACTGTAAGCAACAGTGCAACCGCACATACCGGGCGTGTAGCTCGCACCGGAACGGTCACAGTGACCGGAAGTGGTGTAACTACCCCGGCAACCTACAAAGTAACACAGGAACCGAAAGCTGAGTTTGCCAGCTTCAACAATGGTGCGGAAATGGCTGCACCGAAAGGCGGAGGTACACTGACTATTGAGGGTAAGTCCAATTCAAGCAAGCTGACTTTCGCTTTTGTTGGAGACAGCCACGAAGTAGATATTCCTGCACAGTATCAAGCAAACGGTACGTCCACGGACAATGCTGCAATGATTGAAGGCGATCCGGGAGCGTCAAGCGAATTTTCATTCAGTCTTGAGCTTTCCATACCGGAGAATGAAACAGTAGAGGAAATGGAAAGAGTGTTGAAGGTTACTGCCAACGGCGGTCAATCCGTTCAGATTACGATTAAGCAAGCTGCCGGAGATGCTACCTTGTCTGTCACTCCTACCAAGATTACCATACCGCAGGATGGTACTGCCGTATCTGTCAATGTTACGTCTAACACAAGCTGGACAGTATCGTAATGGAAAAAACGGTTGCATGGGAATCGGGTGGTGGTTACATCACGCTCACTTACACGGGGATAGGCAATGCGCCTATCTCTGTGAAAAGTGATGCGAATGAATCGTTCAGTGATCGTCAGCAATACGTTTCCATCGCTACTACAAAAGGAAGTCCTCAAAAGGCGGTAGATTTGCTCATTAGGCAGAAGGGTAAGACATACCCGGCTGGCACGGTTTTCAATTATGCCTACACCGGGACCGTTCAGGAAGTCACTCTTCCACCCGGAAGATATAAGTTACAATGCTGGGGCGCGCAGGGAGGAAACAGTGAATCATATTCTGGAACCGGCTCTAAAGGCGGTTATTCAGAAGGTGAGATAACGCTGACCGAAGTCACCACACTATACATCTTTGTCGGAGGTAAAGGTGGAAATGGAAGTTCAACATCGCTTGTCAATGGCGGCTGGAATGGTGGCGGTGGAAGTGTCGGACGCTCATCATACAATAGCGGTAATACTTATGGCATAAGTTATCCTGCCTGTGGTGGTGGAGCTACGGATATCGCTTTGGTTACTTCGGGCATGTCCTATTCAGGCGGACGCACCAACCGTACATCAGCTTCTTTGCTGTCACGGTTTATTGTGGCTGGCGGTGGTGCCGGAGGATCGGCAAGGTATACGGAAGTAACAGGTTCTAGCACTTCTTACAATAGAATTTCAAGTGGCAGTGTTCCTTACTACTACCAAAGTGGTGTTTACTACCTATATAGATATCAAGCGGGTATGTTACAAGGTGGAAAGAAATACAGATTTCTTATATCAGGTGATGATTATGAAGTGTCGTATGTATCTTATTATGAGGGTTCTACAAATATGGGGAATTTAGGAACAACATTTACTGCTCCAAATGGTAATTATACGTATATATTGTACGTGAGAAACAAAACTGATTCAGCTTCTATTTATAGTTATACACTGGATGAAGTAATAGAAACCACTTCCACCGACACCTCTTCCGGCTCCTCTAACTCCTCCCAACAGGGTGGCGGAACTTCCGGTCGCGGCACAAGTCCCGGAACACAAAGTAGCGGAGGCGGTGAATTTGGTTTGGGTAAAAACCAGTCCACTACTAATTATCGGTATGCCAGTGGTGCTGGTGGCGGCGGTTGGTACGGTGGCGGTTCTTCCCAGTCTGATTCATCAACGAGCCAGATTAATAGCTCAGGCGGTGGTTCTGGTTTCGTGAATATAGCTGCCAATGCAGGATATCGGCCTTCTGGATACACGGGTTTGCAGCTTGACAGTGGAAGCACGAAAGATGGTTCTACTTCTTTCCCTTCTCCAAGCGGAGGCAATGAGACCGGACACAGTGGTAACGGATATGCAAGAATAACGGTGTTATGAGGATGAAAATGAAATTCACAATAGAGCAGATGGCAGAGGTTTCCATAGCAGTATTCTCAGTGGGAATTGTCTCCGGAATGGTAATAATGAAAATCATACTATTATGAGAAAAAAGAGTGATAAGATATTGAGCCTTGTGGAAGCCCTTCCCGATGGAGAGTGGGCGGTACGATGGGACTTTATGCCTGAAAGGGATGAAGAAGGCAACGAGACAGGAAACTACAGCTACGAGGAAGAAGTGTTGTACCACATTCCGCAGCTTGACGAAGTGAAGGGGATGATAACCGCCTGGCATAACAAGCAGGTGGACGGTTCCATTTTGCAAGGATGCCGGTGGAACGATATCCCCGTATGGCTGTCAATGGAGAACCAGTTTAATTATAAGTCTGTGTTTGACCTTGCCGCTATGACCGAGCCGCAGGTTCAGGCATGGGATGCGGCTAATCCGGACAAGGCGGGGAAAGATTACATCGTGCAGACAGTTACGGGCGCGGACGGTGAGAGCTTTGAAATGCCTGTGTCTACCGGAAGACCTAAATCCGTCCTTCCGGTACAGTTCAAGTTTGGCACGGACGATGAGCCGGTCTATCACACGTTCACCACGCTTGATGAGCTTGCGGAGTTCTATACCTACACGATGGCATACATCCAAGGGTGCTATACTGCAGGATGGGCAAGAAAAGATGCCTTTGATTATTCAGTTTATGAAGAAGCCATAGCAGCCTTATGATAGATTTTCCCATTTGGATAGGCGGTCTTGGGTGGGGCTGTTGCCTGCTGTTCTGGGCGGTCGTGGCCTGGCTGGTATATCTTGCAGTGAAATGGTTGAACAATAAATTATAATGTTATGAGCAGCTTAGGAACGGAATTTAAGATTAACGTCCATGTGGAACCGATAGACGGGTTGCACATGAGCGATTACGACTTTACTTGTAGGTTTTACATCTACGCAAACCGTAATGTAAATATTAGCAAGAGCGAGATGATAAAGGTGGATAATGACAACTACATTGCTTGCATTGACAGTAGTAAGTTAGGTGTAGGTACTATCATGATGCGCATAATTGCGCAGATACCTGATGCGGATTTTCCGGACGGGTTACGAACGGAGATTGAAACTATATCTACTGGATTGGTAATTAGCAGATAAAATTTAAGTCGGATATGAAAGAAAATGCATTAGCTGAATAAATAATAATATAAATTGTATAAGATATGAAGAAAGAGACAAAGGAAGATATACAGGTTTGTACTGCGGTCGGCATGTTATTTCTAGGTAGCGGATTATCTGTTGCAGGTTTTATAGTACCTCCTCTTGGGCAGATACATGATAGCGTATTATGGTTTTTTGCTCAATGCTTGATTTATGCTGGAAGTATCTTTGGGATTGGTATTTATGTTAATGGAAAGTTTAACCAACTTATTGATAAGATAAATGGAAAGGAGGAAAAGAAATGAGTAGAGGTTTAAGAAACAATAATCCGGGAAACATCCGTAATAGTTCGACGGTATGGATAGGAGAGGTAACACCCAGCAAGGATAAGTCATTCAAACAGTTTAAATCTATGGCTTACGGCTATCGTGCCGCAATCAAGCTGTTGCAAAATTATCGTAAATTACACAATTGCCAGACGGTAAGCGATTTTATAAAGAGATGGGCGCCACCATCGGAAAACAACACATCAGGTTACATCAGCCGCGTATGCAGTGAAATGCAAGTGCCTAATACTTATATTCCTGACATTGAAGATAAAAACACCATGTGTGCTTTTGCGGCTGCAATAAGCCTAGTGGAAAATGGTGTGCCGGCAATAATGGAAGATGTGTGTGCCGGGTGGGAACTTTTGTAATTAATGGATAACCATCTTCCTGACATCAGGAAAATGGTGTTAACAATGTTTGTTATAACGGCAATGTGCTGTCACAGCGGAAGGCCGTCTTAAAGAGTTTATATGAACTTAGTAATAACAGATAACCAAAGAAAAAGTTCATGAATAATTTTAAAGAAATGATTAGGTTGTCAATAATAGGCTTTATAGCCTTGGTTGTGATGGGAATTATGATGTATTTATTCTCTTCCTGTGGCAATTATAAGTCGGCCATGAAGAAGGAAAATCTTGTTCAGGTGGAAGATAGTAACCGGCAAATCATTGACTTCGGATTTACTTCTGTTAGAGATATTACCAGTTTTCTAAACTCTTCTGTCAACAAAAAGATAAACTGGAAGTTGTATGATACCAATAAGCCGAAAGACCCGGATACTGGTAAATATCCGCTATTGGCTGAAGGTGATGCTGAGGAAAACAATGAGATCAAACATAGCACTACTATAACGGTCGAGGACAGTATTTCTCTAAAATCTGATAGTGCATCGTTTTCCCGAAGACAGGAATACGAAATGCAGGAAAAACAAGCCCAAAGAGAAGAAACAACGGTTCCTAAGCAGATATCCGGTATAATATGGGCATCCTGTGTTCTATTGATGATTATTGTATGGATAATCTATAAATCTAAGAAAGGAGGCTGATATGATTTAGTAATAACTTAACCGAGGATGAGTAGAAGCATCCCACGTTATATTAACAAATGTTCTCTTTCGGGGCTTAGAGATAAAGAAATAAAGAAAGCCCAAACCCGTACCTGACTATCAATCCGTAACGGGCAAACATCACGAGGACTGTTTAGGGCTTTCATTAAGCTTATAACAGTTTTCGTGATGTTTTTGTTTATGAACCTTTATATTTTTGATATGGAAAAATTAAGGAAAGCGTATGAGATGGCTGTGGTGGTAGTATTAGAAGTTACTGAACTGGATAGAGAAAAATTGTTTAAATCGCTTCTGGAAGAATATGTAGATGCAAGGGCTATCCTTATAAACTGGCTGGTATCCGTCGGATATACAGAGAGGATGATTGCAGAATATTCCGGTATGAGCCAGCAGAGAATAAACTTTTTAAAGAATACCTTTATTTATAGAAAACAGCGCATGAGTGTTGGATTATGCGCACAAGAGATTAACAAGAGACTCACAAACTGCCTACAAACATCTTGTTGATGTACAAATGTCTTTTCCTGTCCTTTGGCGTGCGGTTGCTATTGACCGTATGATTTACTTATAATTGTTTTTATGGAAACAGTAGATAAACAAATTATTGAGAAGAAAGTGTACGAGGAAGGAAAAAAGGAGTACGCGACAAAGGGAGTAGGAAATGCAGGTTTAACTTTGGGTATCATTGGTACGGCACTTGGCGCATACGCACTTTGGGGACGTGGTAACGGTCTTGGTGTTGCCGGTGGCGTTTCTATGCCGGAAAATGTGAATATCAATACCAATCGCGACAGTGCCAGTGTTTCGGCTGCTGGTGATGGTGTGGTAGCTCCGACTGCATTTCAAGCGTGGGAAAAAGGCTGTGAAGAGGCAATTGCTTTGACTAATGCAATCTGGGGACTCCATGTTAGCAGCATGCAGGCAGATTACGATCATCGCCAGACTGACATTGCAGAGAAATTCGGTCTGTACCAATCTCAGGTAAATGCCGACTTTGGTCTGTACAAGGGTATGCGCGATATGTACGATGTTCAGACAGACAAATTGAACAACGCTGCATTCGGCTTGTATAAGAACCAACGTGACGGTTTCGACGTACTGAATGCACGTATCGGTCAACTGGAAAAAGAAGTGGCTGTAAATACCGCTATTCGTCCATATCAGGATAAGCTTATTCAGTGTGAAATCGAAAAAGCGTTTACTGCCGGTATCAATTACACTGACCGTAAGACTTGCCGCATGATTACTGGTGAGTTGGTATTGCCAAGCACGCCGACTGTAACCGGTTACCCGAGCTATAATCCGTGCTCTTGTCCGGCTGCCACAACTCCTGCGGCTTAAAATCTAAGTTAGTGGCGGGTACGCTTTAAGGCGTGCTTGCCACTAATTCCATCTAACTACTAACTTAAAATAATATGCAGAATATTTTTGTAGGTGCATCTGATCCGTTAATGGGCGGAAATTCTTATCAAACTCCTAACATAGATGATAAGATAGATCAGTTAAAGCAATTGCAACAGCAGCTTGAACTCCAAAAGCAAAATGTAATCCGTTCCCAACAACAGCCTGTTGCTCATCAAAACCCATCTCCTGTGTGGGATGAAATTGATAATATTACGTCTGCCATGAGTGACCGGGAATTTGGGATTATGAGTAATAATGAAGAATTTCAATCCAGTCAGGCGACGATTATGTCAATCATGCAACGGGAGTATATGCGTATAATGCGTCCTATCGTGGAAAACACGAAAGATGGGAAAGATGCGCTTGATAAACATCTTATTTTGGTGAAAAAGCTGAAGAAATCGGCTGCTGATGAGGCAAATAAGAATCTTGAACTTTTCAATGAATATACTGAAAAGTATTCAAATATGCCTTATTCTGAATTCTTGAAAATGAAGAGGGAAGGAGCAAAGCAATGACACATGAGGAAAGTTTAACAATAGCTCTTAACCAGCGTGTGGATATCTTGGAGAAACAAGTGAAATTATTAATGGAAGAAAGGGAAAACAATGTTATACGCAAAGGGAGAAGTAAACAAGTTCAAGGGAAATCTGAAAAGTAGTGTTCAGAGTTGGGCAGAAGATAAAATTGATTCGCTGTCTGTTGAGAAACCCAGGTTAAAACCTGCTTCTGTGTATATGAAGAGAGGGCTAAGTAATTGGCTTGATAAGGAAGATGACCGCCTCAATAAAATGTTAGACAATATGATATTGTTTGTATCGGACAAGAATGGCGGCATAGATAGTGATCTGTTGATTAATGATGCTGTTGACATGTTTAAGATGATGGATAAGCAGCAGATGCAGCTTGGGGCATTCTCTCTTGAATACGGAAAAGGCGAAATATTGATTTCAATACCTCATAATCCTTGGTTGGATTTAATATTTGGAGACTTAGGGCAGATAAGATTAACGGCTGATGATCTGTTGGAAATAAAGAATTTGTTGAATTAATAAAATCGGGATATGAATTATAGAGATTTGATCCAGAAGGCGAGGGAAGACGGTGTATCTACTGAAAGGGCCATGTGGGCAGGTGTAGATGACGTAGACGAATTACTATGCCTGATAAAGAAGGAACACCCGGAAATGTATTGGAAGTTCATGCGTAACCAGCATGGTTCCTTGTATGGTGGGCATTACGATGAGGCTTTTGCTGAACATGATGTGAAGGCTCTGACAGGTAAAGATAAAGATGGAAGGCCGCATAAAGGAGCGGAATGGACCGTCGATCAGATTGAGGATGCAACCAAATCCATGAAATTTCCTGTAGGGACTACGAAGTGGGATAAATATGTTGCGTTTAATGCCTTCAAATCTGTTGTGTGTAGCGTGCTTGATAACGAACAGACATTAAAAGCTGCATATAGTTTCTATTTTGCGGATGAAAACTGGCCTACTTCTACGAAAATATGGGATTACATGTGCTGTAAACAGGAGATTAAATGAGAGTATTGATAGACATATTGATAGATAAGGCTGATTATTTGCCATATTGTGATTATTGCCGGCTGTTGCATGTCTTAAGATGGAACACATAGGCTTTAACTACAAGTTAGAAAAGTGGCTTGATTGGTTAATTCCTATTGCTATTGTAGCAAAGGGGGTGTATCTATGCCTATAAATTACATGTTTGTTGGTTTAAATAATGAGGCCGTCTCAAGTTCATTTTGAGACAGCCTCATTACATTTTACGCTTTCTTTCGAAGCCCTTCTTTTATTTGGTGAAATCCTTCTATAACAGAATCAGGAAGTATTTTTGCGTAAATCTGCGTGGTCTTGATGTCCGTATGACCGAGCATCTTGCTGACCACTTCGATAGGCAGACCGGAGCCGAGTGCTATTGTAGTTGCAAATGTATGGCGTCCGATATGAGTTGATATTTTCTTTGTCACACCGGCGGCACAGGCTACGGCTTTCAACCATCTGTTATATACATCGTATGCAAGATGGGGCAATTGAAAATTATATTTTTGTAAGATTTCCAACACACAAGGAAATAAGTAGATAAAGAACCTTGTCCCGGTTTTGCAACGTACATCTTTCAGTATATAATCCTGCCCGTTTTTTTCATATTGAGTAAAGTCCGTATTCATCAGGTCTGCATAGCTAAGGCCGGTGTAACATTGTATGATAAAGTAGTCTCTAACCTTTGATTGCAGGATGCTGGTTGTTTTGAAATTTTGGATCATCTGAATTTCTTTAAGGGTCAAGACTGTTCTTTCCTGGCTACATCCTCTCTTATCCTTAAATTTGGAATAAGGATTGGCTGTCATTCTTTCCATGACAATAGCGTCGTTAATATATGCTTTTATGACTTTGTGGTAGGTGTGAATGGTAGTCTGCATCATAGGTTGGCCTTTCACCAATCTTTTTTTAAGATATTCATCTAAAAGGATGATCTTAGGGTAGGTTAAATCAGAGAAATGTACAATGGTTTTGTATTCATTACGAAGAAACCTAAGCACTTTATAGTGCTGTCTTTTGGTACTTTCTCTAATAGCTCTCTGCTCAATACGCTCTTCCATGAAATCAAGGAATGTACCATCCGTATGGCCTTCATTAATAAGACTATCTATAAGAGATAGATTAAAAGCCGCATCTTGAGAGTTGAGGCGGTTGACAAACAAGTTGATCTCTTTGAGATAATGGTCAAGCTTTTCATTCAGGATATCGGCATTATCGCATCCGACAACCCTTCCAGATTTAAATTGGGACTTTTTAACTTTAATTCCCGTAGACAGGAATTTGCGCTTAGAAAGATGACGGATTTCAATTTGAACTAACCCGGGTTTCTGGTTAGTCGCTACATGCTTGCGGTCGAAGATGACGCGCGTTTGAACTTTGTTAATCATAACTTTTTGGTTTTTTAAATTGGTATCCGCAGTGGTATCCAACTTGGTATCCAAAAAGCGCACTAATCTGAACTTATCCGAACTAAAATGGTTATAAAAATAGAATAACAATGACCCTAAATCTTTTAGTTCTTTCTGTATCTTATTGAAACAAAGGGTTTTATAAAAAGTTTATAATAACCCCATATTTCAATTCTGTGATCCGCTTGGGGC